TAAGTGTGATTAGTCACAATCATTGGAACTTTTGCTTTACCAAGTTTCAATGTCAATACACGAAACGCAGCCTTGAGAACTTGTGCCCTTGTCATGTCACGAGTCTCTTTACCTTCACTTGTATCTTCTACTTCTTTCGTTGTAGACAACATACCAAGTGAATCCAAACACAACATCAGAGGTTTACGTTCACCTTCTGAAGTTTCCATGTATTTGTCAAGAACCTTGATTGCTTGTGTTCTAAACTCTTGAACTGTTGTGACAGGCATAATGACCATACGAGTAGGGTCAATACCTCTGTCAATAACCATCTGTTTTGTGATTGCAGATTCAGACTCAAAATACAACACACCAGCTTCTGGGTTTGCATCAAGGAATGACTTCACCATACCCATCACAAAGAAGGTTTTACCTGTTGCAGATTCACCAGCAACAGCAGTGATTTTATTTGAAGGTAGACCACCATGAATACTACCAGACAATAATGCGTTGAAGATATACGAACCAGTATCAATAAAGGAATCTACATCCCCTGCTTCAACACCATCTGATACTAGTGCAGCATATTCGTTGCCTGCTGTCTTGGCAATATCTTTCAGAAAGTCCATAAATTAAATATCTCCTTCTTTCCTGTTATTAGAACGAAATGCGTCAAATCCGTTTGGATATCTTGACTCAAGTTTTTCGGTGTTCATGTAAATGATTTCTTCAAAAGAAGAATCCAATGCAATACATGCTTGTGCAATATACCACATTACATCACCTAGTTCACGTTTCATGTGGAAGATTGTATGTTCATCCATAGGTTTCCCTTGGAAAATACATTTCTTCACAATTTCTGTAAATTCACCCCCCTCGGCACTGATACCCAATGCTGCAGTGATAAGTCGTTCTGGTGCGACTTTTCCATCAGTCATCTCATCAATAATATCTAGGGAGTCTGAAAATGCTTGTGGGTCTTTCGATTCGTCACTTGTTACCTCATCTACGAAACGAGTGTAATCCACTAGAAGTTCTTCATCATTCATTGGTTCTATCCTATACTTGGGTTAAGGTTTAGTTAATATACCAAACAAATTGGCATTTGTCAAGAGATTTTACTCTACCCAACAATATTTTGGTTCAGAAGAATTAACATCATATATGTTAGGGTGATTCATAAGAGCCCTTCGATATGGTGTCCATTTAATCCCTCTTCCCCATCCTAATTTATCAATGAGTTCTTCTTTGGAAATACTTCCAGCAGACTTTACCCATTGACAAATATCTTGAAACTTCTCACTCTCACCAATCTGGTGAGACTGTTCTAACAACAAGTTTATGTAGTCAGACATTTCATTCATTTTGTTTTTGTATATTAACGACTCACGAATACAGTCAAGTGCTTGTTCTGCTTGTTCGTTTCTGTATTGTGGGTCATCCAAGTAATTGTTTAGAAGTGTTAGTGCAATATCATCATTCTCAAAGAAGTCACCCTTTGGATTTAGTTCATGATAATATGTGTCATCATACATCACATAAGGAACACCATTCATCATTCCATCTGTGGTTGCAACACTCCATCCCCCATAAGTTTGTTTAGGAGAGAACCCAACGTAACACTTTTGAAGTTGTTTGTAATACCATTGTTTATCACCTTTTGTTGTGACAACATAATCACGGTTAGGTTTTTCTAACAATGGAATCCATACTTTAAAGTCTTTTCTAATATCCCACAACTTATCCATCACTGCAATAAATTCTTTGAAGTGTTTATAAGTGTCTGGTCTATGATTAAAGACAATAATCTTTTCTGGTGTTTCGTTTATTTCGTTTATAATATCTCCTTCATTCACACCTAAGTGTTGAACGGTTAAGATATCATTTAGTTTAGAAACAGTCTTATCATTGAATGTTTCTTTTGCTTGATTCAACACCAAGTCTTTTTGGTGTTGAGTGTTAAGATAACATCTTTCATATTCCAACAGTCCAGTAATGTTCTGTAGGAAACTATCCTTGGGCCATGCAACAACATCCTTCACATCGAACCAATGACAATAACCAAAAAATGGAGGCATATGATGTGTCACATTGTATAGAGTATTCTTCAGAGCATGAGCATGTTCTGGTAGATGTGTCATCACCAAATCAAAGTCAAGTTTTCTTCCCAACATCTTCTGCAAATTTAATACGTCAAAATGTGAACGCATTGTTGGAGGATATGTTGGCAAGTCAATATACATTTGTTCTACATTGTCAAACTGTAAGGATGGAGTTGGTTCTGTCAAAATCAGATAGAACCACAAGTCATCACGAATCTCATTTAGAAGTTTAATTTGATTCTTGATAACTTGAATATAACTGTCCTTCTCCAAATCTTGTTGGAAAGTTACGTTTGGATATACCAAAATACGAACAGTCTTTTGTGTCTTACGTTCTTTGCCAATTGTAAATAGGTTCATCGTATAATATCAATCTTGTTCATAGTGTCTTGATTCCAGACTTCTAGTTCTTTACGAACCTTACCTTCTGTTATCATCTTCTCATAACGTTTAGTTGCAAGTTTCTTCCACCATGCAATCACGTTCTCTAATTCAAATCGGTCAAAGTTTTCTGCCTTGATTAGTTTGTCTGTCTTACCCAACAAAACATCTTTTGTGTTTGTGTAACCATACTCACCCATGTAAAATCTTTTCTGAGTGGTAACATCTCCTGCTCTTGCAATCTCTTTTGTAAACAACTCATATGCTTTTGTGTCGTGTTCTTTTAGAGATGCCTTAATAATACCAACCATCTTTGTTTGAGTCTTCAGTTTACGAGATGATGCTGCCTTGTGTATCAAGTCCTCACCACCATTCTTCTCTGTAAACCAATCACGCATTTCAAAATAGATATCTTCACCTAGTGTCAATAGAAACTTAGATTCAGTATCTCCTTTGTATCGTAAATATGGACGCATACCATCATACATGGATGCACCTTTGATATTACCATAAAGAGAAGTAGTCTCAAAAAGACAGAACTCTGTATCGTATTTTTCATTCAACATTCTACGACTTGCATGAGAACAACAGATTGCTGCCATCAGTTTACCACCAAGATAGTTATATCCAAATGGTTGCACTGGAACAATATTGAAACCCATGATAGCACGTTTGTTGAAGATATCCAAATCTGGAACTCCACCCAAGTAATCATTACGAGGTTTAGAGTTAATCAATGGAGAACCGAAACGAATAAATCCAACTGCTGTATCAGTGTTTGTTTCCATAACAAGTAACTTGAGAGTCTTGCCTGGGTTCTCATCTGGTGAGAACGATGCAGTCATCTCAAGCATTGTGTCAAATGTTTTACCTTGAACTTGAACTACTTTAAAGTCCATGTCTTGTGGATGCATATCATAGTTTTGAAACATATCATCCTCAAGTCCAAGTCCAGGCAATGCACGAGGAATATTTCTTACACGTTCAATCTTACGAGCACGAAAATAATCGTCAATCCGTCCAAAGTCTTTGAAGTAGTTCATCAACTTTGTTGCGGCATATATTGCATCACTTCGTTCTAGTATCATCCAAAAAAGTCCTCAAGGGTTGTTTGTGTCCCATACGACCTATCAATATTCCAACCAATCTGGTTCATAATGAAAACCAGTGGTTCTACAAAAGATTTGTCGAATTGTTTATCATAGTCTAATTGTGAGTGAATGTCAAGTTCTTTTGGTAATTTTGTAATATATGTAATTACGTTAGTTTGCATACGATTGGGAGTTCTCATATACATAAACTTGATTTTGTCACCTTCATTAATAAGAGGATACCTATTAATCAGTTTGTTTTCTTTGACGTAGTGGTTATATAACAATGCACCTTTACAATGCATTGGAGTTCCCTTCTTGAATATAGAGTTACTATCAGTCCAGTTCTTTAGTCCGTTTACAGAACGAGGGAAAGATATCTCTTCTGGGGATAGTTGCATAAACTCTTTACGAAAATCTTGAATGAAGTTGTTCACATCTTTCTCAGTTCCAGACATGATAACTTTTAGTGCTTGTTTAATCTTTTCACGACATGGGGCAGGAGTTGATGACTTGACTGCCTCAATACCCATAATCTTGAGTTGTGGTTCTTGATAACGAACACCTTCAACATCCCATGCATTTAGAATGTAACGTTTCTTTGCAGTCCAAATACCCTTGTCTGCAATTACCTCACGTTTCATCTGCATCTTTTGGTCATATGCATTTACATACGAAGCAAGAGCTTGATAACTCTTATCAATAAAAGGTTCAATTTTCTCTTTAGCAATTCTGTCCAAGAAGTCCACCACCTTCCTGTGACCCTCACCTTCCGATATAGAATCTCTGTCCTTAAACACTTCATTAACAAGTCTGTCAAAAGTGATATATACTGAATCCGTATCTGACGCAATAACATAGTCTACTCCATCCGTCTTTAATATTTTATTCATGTAGATGTTCAGTGATTTCTCAATCCATCTAATTGACAATTGACCAGAGGTAGTAATACCTTCGGCAATTCTCAAGTCATAATAACGAAACCATTCATTACCAATCGCACCATAAGCAGAGTTCAATGAAATCTTTCGTGCCATCTGAATGTTTGTAAACTTTGAAACATCCTTCAGATATTTGGGGTCTTTGGTATCTTCGTATTTTTGTTTTGCCTCCAACATCTTCTTCTTGTAGATGGTTCTGTCATTATACATACTCTGCATCATTTCAGGCAAGAACCCTTGTTTGTTCTTAGAGAACATTGCACCATTAGGTGTTAGGGTTACATTGTCTTGAGGAAGTATTGGAAGTTTCTTGCCTTGCAACATATAATCAACATCAATATTGTCTGCAACTTGAGGCAACAAAGTCTCTGGTGAAATGTTGTATTGCATAATCAAGTGTGGATACAGTGAGTTCAAGTCAAAAGATAGAACCCATTTATGTTGTCCAACTTGTGGGTCTTTGACATATGCACCAACATACTTGTCAGATTTAGAAGCACCCCTCTTTTGAGGAATGACAATCTTCTTACTACGCAAATGATTGTAAATCAAAATGTCCCAATACTTCACAGAAGTAAATGCATCAGACATGTTTACCTTTGCCTCATAAGTCATAGTTAGAAGCAAGTCAATCAGTTTCATCTTGTCGTCAATACGGTCAACAAGTTCAACGTCTTGAATATTGTAGTCAATAAATGATTGATAGTCTTTTGTATACCAATCACGAAAAGTGTCGTAGGGATTTTCATCTTTACGTTCACCAAGTTCAACAAAACCGATATGGTCAAGTCGATAGGATTCTTGATTAGAATAAGTGAACTTACGATAGAGTTGTAGATAGTCAAGTCCTTCAACACCAAGAATATCATACACTTGGTCTTTACGTCCAAAACCAGAGTTCACCATTCGTGAACTTACAATACCCCAAGGTGAAAGTCTGCGAACTGCTTCCTCACCCATAACCTTTTCAATACGGTTGACAATATAAGGAATATCAAAGAACTCAGTGTTCCAACCAGTAATAACGTCTGGATGGTCAGATTCCCACCATGCAAGAAATCTTGCAAGGAGTTCACGTTCTGTTGGACACTTGATATAATCTACATCTTCACGAGATGTTGTATAATCATGCAATCCCCAAACTTTGATTTCACCAGTTGAGTGGTCTTTGATTGTGATAGACAACATCGGTTCCTCTGCTTTGTCAGCATAAGGAAATCCATTCTCACACTCAACCTCAATATCAATAGTAATCTTTTTGATAAGGTCAGAATCGAATTGAATTTGTTTTGGGAACTTCTCTGAAATATAGGTATAGGGAAACTGTGTCAACCCATAGACTAACCAAGGTTGACTTTCATATCTTTCAACAAACTCTTTTGCTTCCTTGATAGTAAGAAACTGCATTGGATTGAGATTCTTACCATCAAGGGTTGTCCACCCTGTAGGTTTCTTTACAGGAACAAAGAGTGTTGGTTCATATCTTACCTTCTCCGTGTATCGTTGTCCATTGCGAACACCACGAACAAGTAAATCATTGCCCCACTGGGCAACGTGTGTATAGAAATTCATTTAACCTACCTTCATTCAACTTAACATCATTATATAATAAGAAGGGGGGTATGTCAAGAGAAAAGAGTGTATTGTGTCTGTTCTTCTTTTGCGAAATGTTTATCTATCATATCAATCACATCTTGATATTTTGCAATCTCAAGCATCTCACGTTCCATTGCATCAATAATATCTGGATGTTCACCAATCCCTGCTGGATTGTTTAGATATACCAGAACATTTGCTTTGTGTTTTGCAATATGTCCTTCTGCGTGTTTTCTTAGAGCATCAAGTAACATTATTATTTCCTTTCCAATTATCACGATTTTTGAAATGTCTGAAAATTTCTTGTGTGATTGATTTATCTTTGGTTATCTTTTCAATCCCACCAAATCCAGGCATACTGTTCACTTCTAATACGAGAGGTTGTTCTTTCTCTCTGTCTTTTGATGGTATTAAATCAACACCAAC